ATGCTGCATGCGCATCTAACCCGTTTGTTTCGGTTTGAAACGGTCAGCAGGGTAGCTCCCTGCATTACATAATGCAGATAGTGGTTGTTTCCAAAATGGAAATGGCCACTTTTTATTTGGAGGAATAATATGCAATTCGTCATGGAACACCCATTCTGGTCATTCTTTTTCTTTTGTCTAATTGCCAGTATATTTTTTGGAGATAAAAAATGAAAAATAAAATTATAAAAAAATTAGGTAAACCGTTTGAATGGCTGTGTGTCGGTGCGCTGTATATGGTAGCAGGTGGCTTGTTTGTCGGGTCAATTGGGATTATTACACTAGGGATTAAGATTGCCTGGTTTGGAGCAACGTTCTAATGGTGTATGAAGATAAAGAAACCAGAATGAAGCGCCATAAAGAACAGGCTACTGCTGTTAATAAGCAGTTTGCTACTGTGACAGATGAGCGCCCAGAGAAACACGATTATCGGCACGCTAACATGCGGGCAGGATTTCGAAACGGTGCGATCAATTACCATAAGCATATGAGGTGGTTAGACAGTTGATATTTGAACACATGTTCGATTGGTGTTTTTTTATAATTATTCTTATTGGAGGAGTAGTTATGATTAAGACTTTACGGCACTTTATTTTTAGGTTATTTTGGTTTATTAAAAACGGTAATAAATATAAACAAAAGACAATTGATTTTTCTGATTTGGAATACAGTAGTTTTGAACGTATACAATTGTCTGCCTATTTATTAGGTGCTATTTTATTTCAAGTTGTTAATATATATCAAAATGGAGAAATATTTAACTTAAAAGGTATGATTTCCTCTGTGGCTTCGTTTTCTTTTGCCAGCACATTATTGAAAGTTAACAATAATTACGAAATTTATCTTAAAAATTGGGAGGAGCGTTATTACATATCGTTTCGCTTTATGGCGCTTGGATTTTCTGTATTTATATTTAACTGGTGTCTGGTTTGGTTAACATTGCATGCAGAAGATTTTGTTCAACCATTAGGAAATTCGATTGAAAGGTGTATTCAAAAAATTGCTGTGCTACTTGCAAATATTGCTTTGTCAATGGGCTGGGTATTCAGCTCAATCGGCCTCTCGTTTTTGTTTATTAACATAGTTATTTTGTTTGAGAAAGTTACCAAAAAACCTAAAATAGGAAAGGAGGATCGCCAATGACATGACAAAACGTGATGAAGCTAAGCAAGATTACTTAGCTGGTATGAAATATAAAGAGATTGCAGACAAGTATGATGTTAGTCTAAGCACAGTTAAGTCTTGGAAGTCTCGTTATTGGGCAGATGAAACCAAGGTTGCAACCTCTGATAAAAAAGTTGCAACCAAGTCGCAAAAGGTTACACCTAAAACAGAGTTACATCCAGCTATCCAAGAGCTAGATGAAAGTGGACTGAATGATAAACAAAAAGACTTCGTTAGTGAGTATGTAAGGCTTTCAAATGCAACACAGGCATATATAAATGCTTATGGTGTTGAGTACAATACAGCAATGGTACAAGGGTCTATATCCCTAAGAAACCCTAAGATAAAATCAGAAATAAAACGTCTACGTCAGGCTCGATTAGCAGAGCTCGGCATAGGCGTTTTTGATTTGATTGACGATATGGCCAAAGAAGCAAGGGCAGACGTTCGAGACTTCGCCGATTGGGGTTCTGATGAGTTTGAAGCTATTGACGAAGAAAGTGGTAAACAATATACCAAGCATAAGTCATGGGTTGCGCTTAAAGACAGTAACAATGTTGATAGCTGGGCAGTCAAAAAGGTTACAGTCGGCAAAGATGGGCCAATGGTTGAGCTACACGATCGAAATAAGGCCCGTAAGGAGTTGTTGGAATACCTAAATGGCAAGGGTGTGTTTGCTGGAACTGAGGAAGAACAGCAGGTAATCAATGATGATAACTTGTTGAATGCTATTAAGAAGAGTAGTGAGGGGGTATTTAAAAATGACGATGACATCGAGTCTTAATGTTGTATTCAAATTTGCCCCTTTTTCTTTACGACAATTGCAGGTTCTGACCTGGTGGACGCCAGATAGTCCCTATCATGATAAGGATGCCATCATTGCTGACGGTTCAGTTCGTGCTGGTAAAACGGTTGTGATGTCACTTAGCTATGTTATTTGGGCTATGAGTACCTTTAATGGCCAAAACTTTGGCTTAGCCGGTAAGACGATTGGATCGTTGAGACGGAACGTGGTTGGACCACTGCGAACAATGTTGATATCGGAAGGCTTTGGTGTGCAAGAAAGGCGCACTGAAAACTGTATTGATGTTACTCGTAATGGTAAGACCAACCGCTTTTGGTTGTTCGGTGGAAAAGATGAAAAATCTTATGAACTGGTACAAGGTTTGACCGCTGCAGGATTCTTTTTCGATGAGGTTGTCCTCATGCCTGAATCATTCGTTCAACAAGCAACAGCTCGTGTATCTGTCGAGGGTGGCAAGTGGTGGTTTAACGGTAACCCGGAAGGTCCATATCACTGGTTCAAGAAAGAATGGATTGACAACCTTAAGGATAAGAACGCCATTCGTATTCACTTCTTGATGAAGGATAACCCATCACTATCGAAGAAGGTCATTGAGCGCTATGAACGTGCCTATTCTGGTGTGTTTTACCAAAGATACATTCTTGGTCAGTGGGTCGTGTCGGAAGGCGTTATCTATTCGATGTTTGATAAGAAAACGATGGTTACTGATTTACCTGTTGATACTGCTTATGAAGAAACGTATGTCAGCTCTGATTACGGTACACAGAACGCCACGGTATTTAAGCGCTGGTCGCTCTACAAGGGCGTTTGGTATTGCGTTGACGAGTTCTACTATTCAGGACGTGAAAGCAAGCGTGAGAAGACTGATACGGAGCTTAGAGAAGACCTTGATGACTTCTACTCACGTAATAAGTTGGCAAAGACAGTCCCGATTATTCTTGACCCTGCAGCCGCTTCATTCAAGAAGGAACTTCAAGCGCATGGCTATTTCGTCAAGCGAGCCAAGAACGATGTTGTCAACGGTATTCGAGCAACGATGTCAGCTATGCAGAACGGTCAGATTAAATGGTCATCGAAATGCGTGAACACGTTTCGTGAAATGAACGCCTACATATGGGACAGCAAATCGGCAGATAGAGGTGAGGACAAACCCGTCAAAGAACATGACCACGCACTCGATGCGGACCGTTACTTTGTCTACACCATCTTAGCCAACAAATCAGGATTCGTGGCATGGTAAAGGATTAATTATGGAATTAACAACAGCGGCAAACATTTTTAAGAGTTTGGATGCACAACTAAATAAGACAGAACGTGATTATGCTGTTTCATTGCGCTATTACCACAATCAAAGTGACATCACGAGGAAGAACAATGGTGAGTCGAAGGCGAACGGTAAGAAGCAAGGCGAAGAGAAGCCACTACGCAATGCAGACAGCCGTATCTCGTCTAACTATCATCAATTACTGGTAGACCAGAAGGCATCCTATACCGGCGCTAAAACGCCGACAATTGATGTCCATAATGACGACATTAACAAGAAAATTAATGATGCACTGGGGGACCGCTATGGTTCGACGATTACTAAGTTAATTGTTGATGCCTCATTAGCTGGTACTGGTTGGCTACACGTCTGGAAGGATGAAGATGGCCAATTCCGCTATGGTGTTGTGAAGCCCAACCAAATCACACCAGTATATTCAGACACAGTTGAGCGCAAGTTATTGGCAGTCAGACGAACGTATGAAAAGCTCGATGAAGAGTCTGGTGATGTCTATATTCATGATGAATATTGGACGGAAGAAGAGGCAGTGTTCTTTAAGCGCAAGTTAGGAGATGGATATGAGTCCATGATTCGTGATGACAGTATTTTCACAACCGACTTGAATAGCGGTGACATTGTTGCAGCCGATAACGTTCTTCACCATGATATGGGTGATGTGCCGTTCATTCGATTTGCTAATAATGCTGATGAAACAACTGATCTGTCTCAATATAAGGGTCAGATTGATGCCTTTGACTTGACGTTAAACGGATTTGTTAACGACGTGCAGGACATTCAAGAAGTGTTCCTTGTCCTCAAGAATCTAGGCGGACAGTCGCTTGATGAATTCATGGGCAATCTGCGTGATTATAAGTCGATTAAGTTCGAGACTGACGGTGATTCAGCAACTGGAGTCGACACCCTTCAGATTGACATCCCAGTGGAAGCTCGTGAAAAGTTGCTATCGATGTTGAATGATGCCATTTACACATTTGGTCAAGGGCTCGACATTACAAAGATACAGCTTGGCACTTCAGTGTCTGGGGTTGCAGTCAAGATGATGTATAGCGCTCTCGAAATGAAGGCAGCTAAGGTACAAGCAGAGTTCGAGCCAGCCTTGAACCGCTTGGTCCGCTTTATTCTTCGTTACTACGGTCTAAAGGATGACATGGACATCACACAGACTTGGAAGCGCTCAATGGTGTCAAACGATCTAGAGCAGGCGCAAGTCATCAGTAACCTGGCGAATGTGTCATCTGCGGAAGCCATTGCCAAGAACAGCCCAATCGTCTCTGACTGGCAAGAAGAAGTGCAACTGAGAGAAGAAGAAAACGCAGGTTCGGACAGTTTCGCCCCTGAATGAGGTAAGCCATGACTGATAATTATTGGGAAGAACGCTCACTCGAACAAGCCAGGTCCGAATTGTTGAGCGCCAAGGAGTATGAACGGCAATTCAAGCAACGCCTATCAGTTGTGCAAGGACAGATAATTGAGAGAATTGATTTATTTGTTGAAAAGTATGCCCGACGGCATGAGTTATCCATTGAATCTGCTGAAAAGCAGTTAATCGATAGCCACGAGTGGCGTGATACTCTTGAAGAATGGAAGAAGATGGCTAATGACAGCCATTACCCTGAATTGTTTAAAGAGTACATGGATATCGAATTCGCTAAGTCACAGGCGAGCCGTATGGAGTCGCTTTTAATACAGACGAAACTGATGATGGCTGACTTTGCAGAACAAGAAACGCCTAAATTTCAGGACAGTTTGGAAAAGTCGTATGAAAGCACCTATTATAAGTCAACTTATAATATTCAAAATGGTCTGGGTACGTATCAAGCCAACTTTCAACAGGTTAGCAAGGCCGACTTGTCCGCTGTGGTGAATCAAAACTGGCAGAGTAGTAACTTCTCCAAGCGGTTATGGGGCAACATGGTGGAAGAGATACCAGGGACACTGGACAAGGTGTTGTCTAAGGGTGTGGCCCTTGGATATAGTCCTGACCGCATGACCCGAGAGGCAAAGCAAGTCTTCAAAAATGCCAATGATTATCAAGTTCATCGGCTTATTTTGACCGAAAAACGTCACATCTCTGAAGAAGCCACCATGTCTTCGTATAAGGACCAAGACGTTGCGCAATATCGTTATCTGGCAACACTTGAGAAGCGGACATGCTCAATCTGTGGTGGTTTAGATCATGAGATTTTCAAGGTTAGCGATATCAAAAAGGGACGCAACTACCCTTTGATACACCCGCATTGCCGATGCACAACAACACCTTACTTTGACGGTATTGATGAGTTTACTTCTGGCAAGCGTTGGTCGCGCAATCCATTAACTGATGAAAAAGAGTTAGTGGATAGGATGGATTACAGTGAGTGGATGGAGTGGTTGAGGGGTGCTGAATCACAGAAGCTTATTGGACAAAAAACATCTGATGGAATTAAAATTAATAATGTTTCAAAACACATAATGGACCGCACTTTGGAACGTGGTGAAAAAACTGCGGATATTATTGATGCTATCAATAATCCTTTGAAGATTTCTGATAGGGGATTAGATGAGAATGGTCGCCATTCAATTCGTTATACCGGTGAAAAAGTTCAGGTACTTGTAAATCCAGTAAATGGTACACTAGTGACAACATTTCCAACTAGTCATAAGTTAGCTAGAAGGTTAAGGAGGCACAATGATGATATCAAAAGCAATTGATAGTAAAGCGATTGAATATTTAAAAAAATTTATTATTGTTCCCGACGTTAACCGCAAATTAACAGAAGATGAGTGGTTTGATTTGCAAGATCAAGTCATGGATTTGTGCACTCAACATGTTATGAATCAAGATTCTGATGCTAACTATTTAAATGATATTGCTGACAAATTGAACTTATATTATTAATAATTAAGCGCTGCCAAATTGGCTAGCGCTTTTTTTGTACACATTTCGCCCTGAGCATGGCGTTAAAAGGCTTATTTTTAATACCTTCAATCGCCCTCGTCAGGCGTAAAAAATGACGAGAAGGAGAAGATACATGAAGCGTGAAGATTTACGTGAGCTGGGCTTAACAGACGAACAAGTGGATGCTGTGATGAAGCAACACCATGTGGAGCTGGACAAAAATAGTGATGCCGTTGATAAGCTGGCTACAATCCAAACAGAACGTGATCAATTGCAAGAACAGTTGAAAGAACGTGACAAGGATCTGGCTAAGCTACAAAAGCAGAGCAAGGACAACGAAGAAGTTTCCACACAGCTTGCTGATTTGAAGTCAAAGTATGACGAGTCTAGCAAACAATGGGAAGCTGAAAAGAGTCGGATGAAGCTTGATGTCGCTCTTGAGTCACAGTTAAGCCAAACGAACGCCAAAGACACCGCTGTGTTGAAGAAGTTGTTGAACATGGATGAGATTAAGTTAAATGATGACGGGCATCTTGATGGCCTGCAGGACCAAGTAACCCAATTATCAAAAGAAAATCCTTATCTGTTTAACGGTCCCACACAGCAAGGGTATCAGCCAGTAGGCGGTTCTACTGTCTCTTACCCATCAGATTTACAGGCTGCTATGAAGCAACCTGATTTTAATTTAACGAAGTTCATGGAACAAAATAAGGGGGATTAAGATGCCATCAGAACTTACTAAGATTTTAGATGTCGTGACACCAGAGGTGTTCGAACAATACATGAGTCAATACTCGACTGAAAAGTCAGCATTTATTCAATCAGGGGTAGCGGTTGCTGACCCTCGTGTATCAGCCAACATTACTGCTGGCGGTACGCTGGTTAACATGCCATTCTGGAACGATTTGAATGGTGACGATGAAACGTTGGATGACGGCGAGAATGGCCTTTCAACGGGTAAGATTACCGCAAGCAAGGATATTGCCAATGTCTTGTACCGTGGACGTGGTTGGTCAGTGAATGAATTGGCCGCCGTCTTGTCTGGTGATGATCCATTGGGCGAAGTGATGAAGAAGATTGGTTCTTACTGGTTGCGCCGTGAACAACAAGTGTTGATGTCAACATTGAACGGCTTGTTCGCTAAGGGTGGACCATTGGCTAATAAGTCAATGCAACACTTGAATATTGTTGATGGACCTATCTCAGCATTGAACGTGATGGACACAAAGCAATTGTTGGGTGATGCTTCTGATAAGTTGTCAATGATTGTCATGCACTCAGCCGTTTACACTGAGTTGCAAAAGCAAGACTTGATTCAGTTCACAGCAGTGTCACAACAGGGACAGCCTATCCCGACTTACCTCGGTTACCGAGTAGTTGAAGACGATGCCTTGAAGCCAACTTCTGACGGTAAGTACCGCACTTACTTGTTGGCTGCAGGTTCGTTTGGTCGTAACACTGGAACGCCTGCTAAGATGACTTCTTTCGAGACTTCTCGAGATGCCGCCAAGGGTAACGATAACGTGTTTACTCGCCGTGCATTCGTGATGCACCCATATGGGGTTAAGTGGACGGACAAGTCTGTGGCCGGTGAAACAGCAACCAATGATGAGTTGGCTAAGAAGGAAAACTGGGAAGCAGTCTACGGCTCAAAGAACATTGGTATCGTGGCCTTGGAACACACCATCACTGATGGTGCTAAGCCATTGGTTGATGGAACAACTGCAACTGCAGCTAAGTAAGTTAGGGGCTAGCTATGGCACTTAAAAAAGACAAAGTTTTGGAAATGGTTAAGGGCCTGATGCCCAATGATGGCGAAAATACAATGTTGCCAATGCTTATTGACGAACTATTGTTGGAGGTTGAATCTTACACACATGTGGATTTAGATGAGCTGCCAGAGTCTCTATCAAAGTCATTAGCGCTAGCACTTTATGAGTGGGCAAAAGATACTAATGCGTTTAATCATGATGTGGAGGGACCAGTGTCATCGATTGAGGCGGGTGATGAGACGGTTAACTTTGCCGTGAGTGCCAAAAAGGAAGTAATGGCTAGTGATACTAACTTATTATCGGACAAGTTGAAGCGAGTGTTGAATCGGTACAGAAAGTTGGTGTTTGATTGAGTAAATTGAATCAGGCCTATGAACGGGCAAGAGAGGCCGTTACCTTGCTTTACCATGAACGTGCGACCATTTATGCTAACCAAAATGAGGGGCCTGTCAGAGGCTTTTCGGATGGCAAGAAGGATAGACAAGCCATTGCCGAAGATGTGCCAGTTAAGGTTAGCAAAAGGCAACTCGATCCAATCGATGGTGTTAGTTATTCAACTGGCCAATACGCTGCGATTATTTTGATGGATAATTCAATCAAAGTACCTGCCGGCGCTATTTTTGAGGTTACTGACATGCATGGTGTTAAACGTGTTTATCGACAAGCCAGCGAAGGATATACTGCCTATCCGACTCATCAAGAAGTGGCTGTCGAGTATAGTCAACAAGTATGAGTAAATTTGGTGATTTTGAGTTTGATGACTTCAAAGAGATGGCCGCTAATTTCCAAAAGGCAGTGGATGCGGATATCATGCAAGAGGTCATTGATTTGTCACTGAAGCAAGCAGGCCAGATTATCCTGACAGATGTTAAGGAACGTACCCCAGTTCGTAAAATTAATGGTGGAACGCTTCGTGGTGACTGGCGATTGTCAAAGACTGACATTAACGCTATTCAACTTAGTAATAACATTGAATATGCACCATTCGTTGAATATGGGCATCGTCTTAGAAATGGTGGTTTCTTCCCTGGGGTGTTCATGTTACGGGATACCATTAATGACTTTGAAGAAAAGTTTCAAGTGCTTGTTGAACGTAATTTGCAGAAGAAACTAAAGGAGTACGGATTGTTATGAGTACACCATTTGAACTGGTGGCTTACACGTTGAATCACTTTCAGCCGGATATTCCGGTTTATCGTGAGAACCAAAAGGACGGGACATTGAAGTTTCCGTCTTTTTTTGTACAACAATTGGCCACCCAAGCACACGGTAAAGTCTCTGATGAACAAATCAGGCGCTACAACTTTGATGTTGTGTATTTAGTTGACCATACCTTGCAGATTGGGTCAGAGACACCATTACACCAGATCGACAAGATGAGTGAGTTGGCTTTGTCCGAGCTTGAGTGGCTTGTGAATGAAGATGGAAAGCCTGTTTCGGGGTTAAAAAATCTGTCTACAGAGATACAAAATGGAGACCTTCATATCTTCTTTAGTTTTGTTACTCGAATGGGTAAGGAAGATGAAGGTACGAAGATGGCCTCCATGCAACAGAAAGGAGAATTAAATGGCTGATACAAAGTCAAAAAATGATGACCAAAGTAAGTCAACTGATAACACAGTGGCGAAAAGTGAGTCATCAAAGCTGGCAAATTCAACCAAGGATGAAGTGGCGCCAACTGTACCAGTAATGAAGTACACAAAGCGGCAGTTCGTTAGTTTGTCTTCCTTTCCAGGACCTAAGCGAGACCTTTTTCAGATTTCGCTTGAAGATGGCAAGGAATATACGTTGGAAGAAGCAAACGCAGCAGTTGCTGCAGTGATTGAAAGGATGTGGATGTAAATGGCTGGAGGAATTTTTAACGGTCAAAACAAGACGTTACCCGGAGCATACGTCAATGTGAAATCAATGCCATCAGCGATTGCCCAATCGGCAGGAGAACGTGGCGTCGTCTTTACGGCCTTAATGGGTCAAGGTTGGGGTGAGAATGGTTTGATTGAAGTTACTGCCAGCTCTGATTTTATCAGTAAGTTTGGAATGGACTTTGATAATCCAAAGTTGATTGGATTGCGGATGATTTTGAACAACGCCAAGAAGGCCTTGGTTTTTAATGCCAATGATGGCAGCAAGGCGACGGGGACTGCTTCTTCGTTGCCTTTTAATATCACTGCCAAGTACAACGGTGACAAGGGAAATAACATCACGGTAACGGTGGCTCCTGACTCTAATAATGCTACTCAATTTGTTATTGAAACAGTCTTTGGGACGAAGTTAGTCGACAAGCAACGAGTAACCAAGGTATCTGACTTTAACTCAAATAGCTTTGTTGAGTTGTCAGTTAAGGATTCAGAAAAAGCTGATGATGGTGTGACCGTCTTGTCAAAGTTGACGAATCCCGTATCGGTTAAGTTGTCTGGTGGTACGACTTCAGTATCTGCTACAGCGATGACTGACATTCAGACAGCGATGGAAACCAATGATTTCAATACGATGGTTGCGGCTAACGTTTCCGATACGTCAGCTTTGCATTCGTTATTTGCGACCGCAGCTAAGCGATTGCGTAATGAAGAAGGCAAGAAGGTTCAAGCAGTCGTTCCAGCGGCAGCCGCTACTAGTTCAGACGACGAAGGCGTGATTGTTGTTGGTAATGCGATTGTTCTTGATGGTGATATTGAATTGACTCAAGCACAATCAGCTGGGTTTGTCGCCGGTATTACGGCCGCTGCTTTGCCAAATGAATCGATGACCTACCGTGTGGTTACGGGAGCCAAAGATATTAAGCCACGTTTGTCAAATGATCAAGCAACAGAAGCATTGAATAAGGGTCAGTTTGTCTTCACGTACAGTCGAGGTTCTGTGAAAGTCTTGCAAGATATTAACTCATTGCATACCTTCACTGAAACTCATGGTCGTGACTTTTCTAAGAATCGTCCATTGCGTGTCTTGGATGATATTGCCAATACGCTTCGCCGTACTTGGGAAGATTCGTTTATCGGCAAGGTCACCAATGATGCTAACGGCCGTGATTTGTTCAAGGCCACGGTTGTTAACTACTTGACGACTTTGCAAGGAATGAATGCCATTCAAGCATTTAGTGTCGATGATGTTGTCGTGCGAGCTGGGAATACTAAGGACACTGTCCTGGTTGATTTGGCTGTGACGACAACGGACTCAATGGAAAAGATGTATATGACGGTTACGTCTAAGTAAGGAGGAAAAGCATGGCATTTACTAAACCAGGCGATGTGATTAGCAGTAAGGAAGGGCGTGTTGTGGCATCGATTGATGGCAATAACGTCTTGCTTGCGGAAGTGGAAGAGTTTGAAGCCAAGCTCGAAGGAAACGTTGAAGAGATCGCACTGCTAGGCCGGCGTATGAAGGGTCACAAGATGACCTCCATGGAAGGGACTGGATCAGTCACCCTCTATCATATTTCTAGCCGTTTTGCAGAAATCGCTGATAAATGGATTAATCAAGGAATCTATCCCGATATTTCCATCACCGTAACGGTCGAAGACCCGTCATCGGCAGCAGGAAAGCAAGTCTTTCAAATCATGGGTGTGACTTTTAAGGATGCGATGTTGGCTTCCTTGAAGGCCGATGATGGTCTGTTGGAGCAAGATTTCGATATCACCTTTGATGACTTCCGAATCTTACAAAAGTTTAACGATTAACAAGAAAAAGAAAGCGAGTATATAAAACATGGCTAACGTACAAGATTGGTTTATCGAACCAGCAGAATTGCACCAAGAAGTTGAAATTAAGGCTAGTGACAAGTTGCCAGCCATCAAGGTTAAAGAATTGACTGGTGAAGACTTGAATCGCATTCAACGTTCAGCAACGAACAAGACGCGTTCAAAGAGTGGCCAAATTGTTGAAAATTCTGACTCCTCAAAGTTCATGGATGGTTTGATTACTGAATCGGTTGTGGAACCTAATTTGAGTGACAATAAGTTGCAGGAACATTATGGAACTATCGGTGACCCTGCAGGGACACTTCGCTCAATGCTTTCTGCTGGGGAATATGGCAACTTTATGTCTAAGTTGCAAGAAATCAACGGCTTTGATGAAGCCGAAGAGGTAGAAAAAGCAAAAAAGTAATCAAAGCTAGTGGCAACGAAGATTATATCTACTGTCGTTACGCAATGCATGAGTTCGGTTGGAAGCCAACAGAATGGACAGCAATGTCTGTCAAAGAACGAGTGCTTGTGATTGGGATGATTCAGACTCAACAAGAGGATGAAAAGGCGCAACAGGAGAAGGCTGAGCGTGAAGCTAAAAGCAAAGCTCGTCGCCACTAGCTTCATGTCAGGCTTGTCCTGACGTACATAGATAAATCAAAGAAGGGAGGCAATATGGCCGCTACAATTAAGTCCACGCTGACTTTGTATGACAATATGTCAGCAAGCTTGAATAAAATTAACAATATGGTGCAAAAGACTGCCAGCACGATGAGCAAATTGCAAGGTTCGATGAGTGGTTCAGCAGCACCAAAAATAAAGGTCCCCGATGTCGATATTAGCAAGCCGATTCAGCAAGCTGCTAAGTTGCAAGAAAGCATTAGTAGACCGATTAAGGGTCCTGATGTGATGGTATCTAGCACCATTAGTAAAGTGGATTCGCTTAGATCTGCGGTGACCAAACCAATGGCATCACCCAGTGTGAGCTCATCAGGAGTCAAAAATTTTACTAATGATATTGAGTCAGCAAAGCGATCATTGAATGCTGTGCCCGCAACTGCAGAAAAAGCTGGCAATTCATTAACCGGAATGAGTAACAAAGCTCAGGGAGCAGGGAGTCTGATCAAAACAACGCTTGGTGCGGGTGTTATTTCAGCCGGTATTCAAAAGGGCATGGGCGTTATTACCGGTTCGATAGGTAGTGCTGTTGCACGATTTGATACCTTGAATCAGTACCCCAAAGTCATGCAACAGATGGGGTACTCGAGTAAAGATGCGGGACAGGCTGTAAAAGTTATGAAAGCCGGTGTTGATGGACTTCCTACGTCTTTGCAAGAATTAACTAAGAGTGCACAGAGCTTTGCTATCTTACAAAATAGTGCCACAGGCGGTGCTAAAACAGCCACCGCCTTGAATGATGCTTTTCTGTCTTCTGGTGCAAGTGCCGCTGATGCGAGCCGTGGTGTTGAGCAGTATAGTCAAATGTTAGCTTCTGGAAAGGTTGATATGCAGTCTTGGAGAACGTTGACTGAAACAATGCCTTATGCCTTAACTAAGGTTGCTAAATCATTTGGTATAACAGGCGATTCGGCAAAACAAGATTTGTATGACAAACTACAATCTGGCGACATTACGATGAAACAATTAAATGACCGTTTCATTGAATTAGATGGTGGTGCAACCGGATTTGCTAAAACTGCTCGAGTTGCTAGTCAAGGGATTGGCACATCGATGCAAAATTTAAAGAATTCAATCACTAGTGGTATAGCTAGTTCAATTACTGCTCTTGATAACGGTATTAAAAAAGCTGGAAAAGGTGGAATAGCTCAAATATTGGATAGTGGGAAAAGTGCAATAAATAAGTTCTTTGAAACTTTTAATGGATTCATTGAAAAAGCAATTCCCAAAATCATATCATTTTTGAAAGCTGCTATGCCTATCCTTAAATTCTTGGGCAGTTTTGTGGTTGCGGCTGGACCGGTTGGTGGTGTGATGTTGGTAGCTTCAGGAGGAATGTTGGCGTTTAATAAGGCCCTTGGTGGAATGAAGAGTGCCTTTGGAGCGGTCACGGCACACCCACTTATTGCTGCAATTTTTGGATTAGGAACTGTACTTGTTTGGGCTTATCAACACCTAGATTGGTTTAAAAAGGCAGTAGATGGTACATTCAAGTTTCTGGAAAAGCATAGCGATATAGTTGGCAATACTCTTCCAATTGCTTTGTTTGCGATTGTGCCAATGGCTATTTTAGCTGCAAGTAAGATTTCAAAACTGAAGTCTTCGTTTGGTAACTTATTTAAGAAGTTAACTAAGTCATCTTCTGCCTTGAATGAATCTAAGAAAGCGACGGAAAATGCAGCGAAAGGCGCTGAATCTCTAAAGAAAGGTCTTAACGGTCTGATGAAGCTCGGAGGGATTGCGTTAGTCATTGCCTCACTTGCTCTATTGGCCATGGCTATTCAGCCGCTTGCTAATACTGGACTGAAAGGGGCTGCTGCAATGCTTGCTTTTGGTGCAGCCGTTGGCATAATGGCTATTTCTCTTGGATTAATGGGAGACAAGTTAAGCAGCGGTATGCCGGGTATCTTGGCCTTTGCTGGTGCGGTGTCAGTGATGGCGCTTGCCATGGTGCCACTTGCTAATACTGGTGATAAAGGTATCGGGGCTATGTTAGGATTTGCGGCCGCGATTTCAATCTTAGCTGTGGTTCTTGGCCTAATGGGAAGTCAATTAACTTCTGGAATTGTTGGTATTGCTGTGTTTGCTGCAGCAATTAGTATGATGGCTCTTGCAATGTATCCCATTGCCTCAACTGGGACACAAGGAGCAATTGCTATGGCAGTCTTTGGGGCAGTTATTGCTGCCCTCGTGATTGTGTTTGCCATATTTGGTCCGGCCTTGACCACCGCTTCGGTTGGAATGCTGGTGTTTGGCGTGATGGCTCTGATGGTCGGAGCGGCTGTATTAATGATTGGCATCGGCATTATGATTGCCATGGTTGGTTTGACAATGTTTGCCATGACCTTACCCATTATTGCAGCATTTGGCCTGCAGGCGGCTATTGCCATCTTAGCCTTTGGCGCTGCCTTAATCGTATTTGCTGTCGGTGCCTTGTTAGCAGGAGTTGCTTTAACTGTGTTGGCAGTTGGCTTAGTGATTTTCTCGGCAGGACTATTTGTATTAGGCGCCGCAGCTTTGTTTGCTGGAGTTGGTTTAATGCTTTTAGGTGCAGGTCTCATCATTGTTGGTGCTGGATTTAGTGCAGTTGCAGAAGGTGTATTACAACTTTACGTCACGGTAAAAATAATTTTCACAGATATTGTGAACACAATTTCTAATGCTATAAATAATGCTAAAAATGCGGTAAGCGATGGTATCAGTAACATGGTATCTTCTGTTCAAAATGTTGGAAGTAGTCTAATAGATGCTGGTAAGAACTTCGTTATGGGCTTTGTCAAGGGTATTACTGGCGCAATCGGTGCTGCTATTGATGCCGCTAAAAATATGGCAAAAGGTGCTGTTAATGCAGTGAAGGGATTCTTGAATATTCATTCGCCTTCTCGAGTAATGCGTGATCAAGTAGGACAATACTTTGCTGAAGGTATGGCAGTTGGTATTGATAAGAATGCCGATATTGCTGCCAATTCCTCGGCAAACCTTGCTGCGGGAGCTGTTGAAGCTGCTAAAGGTTTTGCACTGCCTGATATTCAAGCAGGTATGCTACCAGTGAACCCTGGTGATTTAATGGCCAATGGTTTTGATAACGCTTTAGCTTCACTGAAGGGCCTCTTATCGACGATGAGAAGTGCTGATGGGACTTCTCTCAACGTTAATCAGAACGAGAGTAGCACTACAGGAAGCTTTGACACCGCTGCACTAGTTGGTGGCAATACGAACAACTCGACGAAGAATACTGATAATTCTCAAGTTGTGACGATACAAAGTGGTGCTATTCAAATCAATGCAAGTGGTAACTCTGATGATGGTGAAATGATTGCTCGTAAACTTGAGGCGTTCTTACATGATGTTTCTAATGGCAGTCTTGGCAAGGCATAGGAGGTAATATGGCCAGTAATATTCGTTTTTATATGACCAACTTTAAGAATGAAACCTTTGAGTTTCCGCTTAATCCAAGTGAACTCGAGTTTAAACGATCTTCTGGAAATGATAAAGAGAAGGTCGTTGCCCTGGGTGAAATTGTTCGTTTGGCAAGCGGGGTTGAACTTGGTCAAACGAGCATCAACTTCACTTTGCCATTAGATTTATCCAGACGAAAATCTTATTGGACTTCTGGTAACTTAACTTGGCGAGGGACTCGGGGTGGAGAAGCCTACTTACAATTCCTTGATGATGTTTTTCAAAATCATGAGATTGTGCGCGTTGTATTTACTAACACTGCTTTTAATGACCTTTTTGTCATTGACGATTTCAGCTATAAGTTATCTGGTGGCGGTGATGAATATGAAGTATCGATCACCCTGACACAGTGGCGAGACTATTCGCCTATGATTGTGAAGCGAAATTTACGGGTTCGTGATAATGGCCAGGAAAAGAAAGTAGAGCAACAACAACGGCCGGCACCGCCTGCTGAAATTGGTCTTGGGACCGTGGTCATTGTTAACGGTCAGCTCCATCGTGATAGTAATGGTGGTGGACCTGGTCAAACAGAAGTCAATGCTCGTCGAAAGGTGAATTTCATTGCCGATGGTCGGCAGTGTCCATACCATGTAACGGATATGGAAGGTGGTTGGCGCGGTTGGGTAACAGCCGAGTCGGTGCGTGCAGAATAAAAGAGGAATCAAATGAATGCCGAATCATACAAAAATACGTTCACCAGTTTATCAATCTGGGGTCGTAATTCAGAAGATGGCCGTAATGTCACGAATTCTGCCAGCAATATTACTTGGAAGACAGATATTGGTGCGGCCGCTCAGTTGGATTTTAGTTTTCCAATTGGAAAAGACGAATACCTGCCAAATAATGGCGATCAGGTTGACTTTGTGTGGAATGACAAAATGTTATTCATTGGTCACATTTTCAAAAAGAAAATCGATAACAACGGTAACATCAGTATCACAGCGTACGGCTACAGTCGGTATTTAAAAGGTACTGGCACTTATGTGTGGCCAGCAACGAGTTCGGCTGAACGCTTTGAACGTATTCGTAACGACTTATCGATTAAGTCAGAGATCGTTGACTGGCCAAGTTATCGGGTCCCAGAAGAAATTACGGATGCGACAACTTTTTTCGATATGATTAAGAACGTCATGAACAAAACCAAGGAAGCAACGGGTGAAGAATACATGTTGCTTGATGATACGGATGTGGTGAAGCACATTAATATTAAGCGTATGGATACTGACTTAGTTCTTGGTGATGGGGACATGTTGACCTCTTGGTCATGGGAACATTCAAGTGAAGAAATGGCAACGGTTGTCCAAGTAACCCATGAAGACAATCAAAGCAAGGCCAGGGAATTAGTAGCCGCTAGAAGCGATGACGGTATCCGCAAATACGGACCTCTGTACCACACAGAAAGTATATCTGGTGAAGTCAATAGTGCTCAGTTACAAGACAAAGCGAATGCTTTGCTAAAACAAAAGGAACATCCTGAAAGCACCTTAAAAATTAAGGCCCTGGGTGATTCGAGAGTGCGTGCTGGGACGTCTTTGTATGTTGCCATTAAAGAAATAGGTGGACGTGGTATTGAAGAACGGCAACGAGTTCGGGTTAAATCATGTACACACAATTTCGAAACAAAGTGGACGATGGATTTGGAGGTTGAATTAATATGAGCAATCTACCAGGACACTATTTACTAGACATGATGAACCAACGTGGTGGAAATGACTCAGAATACACTGATGAAGTCTTTGGCCGTGTGCAGTCTACGAATCCTTTCGTGATTTGGATTAGTCAAGATTTGCAAATTCAAGGAAATTTTATTGAGTTAACAACCGAGGCGAAAGGCCTAAAAATTCAAGTATCACTTCCTATTAGTGGCGAAGAAGGCAAGTATGCTAAGGGAGAGATTGAAGTTTTTAAACCACTTAGCGTTGGTGATCGCGTAAGAATGTTGCGTGTACAACAAGGACAGCGTTTTATTGTGTTAGGGAGGGCGTGATGGCAAGTGAAACAATGAAAGAAGAACTACTGCCCAGCCGAACTTATGAGGTCTTAAATGGACGAATAATGAATCTGATTGATGGCCAAGAAGCAATGCGACAGGCAATTGAAAAAGCCTTACAAACACAAAGATACTCAGTGGCTTGGTTATCGAAGAATTATGGGACCGATTTAGAACAATTGGTGGGTAAATCACTGGATTATGCTAAGTCAGAGGTTAAGCGCATGATTAGTGAAACCTTTGCGGCCGACAAAAGGATTATTGATGTTGAGGTGACCAATATTGATGAAATGAACAAAACCGACCTAGCGGTTTACGTCAATATATCAACTAGCTTTGGCAAAGTAGCAGTAGTAAAGGAGGTCACAACGTGACACCAACAGATTTGTTAAAGGAAATCGAACAACAAGACTTTGAATATTTCATGGCGGAGATGTTAAATCGTGTGCCGGATACGCTGGATAAGCGAGAAGGAGCAATCATATATGATGCCATGGCACCAGTAGCCTATAACATGGCGGAAATTGTTCATCAGTTTCACACTTTAATCTTAAATACGTACACGCAGACAGCGGTTGGAGAGTTCTTAGATTACCGAGCTGCTGAACGTGGTGTCAAACGGAAGCCGGCGACGAACAGTATTGTTCTTGCGGGCTTTTTCGATGCAAACGGTCAGGATTTCAATGTGGATTTGGGGAGCCGTTTTGCCTCGGTAGGTGTGAATCCTATTTATTACAAGGTGACTGAAAAAATTGTGGATGGTAAGTTTCGATTAAAAGCGGAACAGCCTGGTCACACAGCAAATCGCTATGTTGGTCAAATTCTGCCGATTAGTAATATTAATGGATTTGGATATGGCGAGATTAAATCAGTTGAAATCCCGGCTAGAGACGATGAAAGTGATGACGATTTGCGTAGTCGTATTCTTCAGTCCAATGATTTCACTGAATATGGTGGCAATGTCTCAGACTATATCAGCATGATTCGAACCATGAAAGATGTGGGCGCTGTGCAAGTCTACCCAACCTGGCAAGGAGGCGGGACCGTCAAACTGGTCATTGTTGATAATGATTATAAATTGCCAAGTAGTAAGCTGATTGCCAACACCCAACAAATCATTGATCCACAGGATTCTTCAGGCAACGGTTACGGGATGGCCCCAATTGGCCATACAGTAACGGTGGCAGCACCAAGCGCCCGAACATTGGACTTTGATATTGAAGTTGAATTAGATGATGGCATCAGCCAGTCAGATGTCAGGCAACCGGTATTTGAAGCGGTGAATCGCTTTATTGATGACGTTAAGAAAACAAAGTGGGGGACGTTAAAAAATGAGCGGGTCTATCAGGTCAACATTTATGTTAGTCAAATTGTTGCTTCTATTCTAAAGGTTCCGGGAATCTTGAATGTTCCTAATCTAAAAATTAATGGCAACACCAAGGATGTTCAATTGCAGTTTGACAACAATGTGCAAGAACTGCCTGTTATTGGGCGGGTGACTGTTAATGGCTAAGTTGATTCGATTAAATGAGTTAGTGCCGTCCTATTACACTGACGTATTAGAAATGAACACACTGATGCGAGTAGAGCAGTTGCAGATTGACAACCTACTCGATTCCATTAATCATTTTGCAGGCAATCAATTCGTGATGACTTCGGATAAAGATGGGATTGCTGTTTGGGAAGAGTTTGTTGGCATTAATGTTCGACCTACTTATGATTTGGAAACACGCAAGTATGATGTCTTAGCTCGATTGTTGCCAGCAAAGCCAATCACGATCAGGTATTTGCGTGATGTGATTAGTGCATTGAATATTGATGCGAATATCACAGTTGACCCTGCTAAGTTTCACGTTACGGTCAACCTGTTTACAACGGATCCCAATGCCGCTAAGCGCTTGCAAAGCCTGCTGAATGGTATGTTACCAAGCAATATGACCTTTACGGCGTTAAATTACAATGTGGCGACAAATGAAGGGGAGGCCCACGCTGCCATCGGCGCACTTAATGCGGTCAAGTATACAAGTAAAGGAGGAAAAGTATGAGTGTATATAAACCCTGGTATTTAACCAAGTACCTCGCATCAGCAATTCAATCGGCCAATACATCAAACAATAAGATTACATTCAAATACATGTTTGGCAGCTCTGATTCGATTGATGAGAAGGACTATACAGGTCTAACTAATGACTTATTGAAGTCAATCAAATTAGAGGATATTGCCAAGATTTCATCAAATGATGTCAGCAATACCGACACCACCGTCGTGGCAGTATTCACGAATAAGGGAGTCGTAAACGACCACACGATGAATACTATTGGAATCGTGGCTGAGTACAACGGGAAAGAGTTCTTAGCGGCTATCTGTTCGGCGAATACGCCTTATCTGATGCCCAAGGAGAGTGACAACGAACATGTTGAGTATACAATTCGGGCGGTCCTTGGCATATCTAATACCGGTGTTGTTTCCGTCGTAATGGACCCGAGTGCGGTGGCTACAAACGAACAGTTGGATAAGGTGCGAACGAGTCTTAAATCAACAGACGACAAGACCATTATTAATCAGAAGAATATCGCAGACATCAAAGACCCTAATTCGGGCGTTAAGGTGGCTAATGCCTCTCATGCGGATCGTGCTGATGATGCAAATTATGCCGGTGAAGCAGCTATCGCCAATTATAAAAATAATTTGCTAAAAGATGGTTCGGACATTTCATTAATCGAGACGAGTGGTTATTATTATGCCCGAAACGCTAGTGGCATAACCGGTGTTCCAAAAGACTTCAACAGCAAATACTTTGATGTGACGACTTGGGTAAATGGCAGTAATGGCTTTATGTTCATCGTCGATGACTTCAATAATCTTTATTATCGGAAACGTCAAAATGGAGTTTGGCAAGACTACACACCAATGCCTCTGGATGCCAATAAATTTACTCGTAACGATCGACGGGAAACAATTCATGAGGAATGGACATTTGAAAAGCAACTTCATGCCACAGTGGACTACGCTTACAGAAATATTTTAATTAAGGTTAACGAAAATTATTCGGCTGACAATTTGACAGAACCCGGCACTTACTGTGCTGAAAATGGGCATTTGGTTGGTCTTCCTGCTTACCCTATTTGGGGCACATTAGAAGTTATGAAAAATATAGAAGGTGACGTTATCCAGCGATTCAATGTGACGAACGGAATGACTGCTTACGTCATCCAACGTATTAAAAATAATGGCGGTTGGCAGCCATGGCGCACAATCGCGTGAATTCTAGGAGTAAAAATGAAAAGACATTTTATTAAAAATAGCCAGCTTATTTTTATCGCTGTTGAACAAATCTTTATGGGCATTATTATCTTGTTGCAATCGGCAAAACTCCACAACGAATTACCGGCTATCCTTGATTGGACGGACGATGTAGTTCCTGGCATGGTCTATCTTGTACTAGGGGCATTACTGCTGGTTAATTCGTTGTGGGATTTCTACTGGTATCGTATTCGAATTGTTTTGTTAGCCTTTTCAGCGTTCATGTGGACGATGTTAACGCTTAGCTTCGGCCTCGATATGATTTACTCGCAACATGTCGAAGTGATGCCGTATTTATTCTTGGTTATAACGCTGCGTATTATCTATGCCGCTTGGCAAGAACCACCACATAAAATGAGAGGCGGTGAGCATCATTAATGAACTAATGGTTGCGGTTATCAGTGCGATTGTCGGACTGGGAACTGCTTATATTGGGTTTCGAGGAACTCACGAAAATACGATCACCTCCGTTTTGTCACAGATACGGCAAGATAATCAGGAGCTGAAAGATTACAACCAAAAAATCCTGGAAGAAAATAGACAGTTAAGTAATCAGGTTAATAAGCTCATTTTTCTGGTAAAGGAAATGAATAGCGACTTGAAACGTTACGGTCAAGACTACAGTGAACAAATTGAAGACATTACTAAATAAGCCCTTGGGGCTTTTTTATTTGGAGGGAAGTATGACATTAACAGACGTATTGATTCTAGCAGGCACATTGCTAGTCATTGCCGCACCAGCAGAACATGCCTTGGTTCGTTGGTTGCGCACCAAGACGAAGAACGGAAACTTGCAATTGTTGCTCACGTGGGCAGACCAAGCTGTTGCCTTGTTGGAAAAGAGTGACCTAGGAGGTGCTCAAAAGAAGCAGCAAGCCGTTGACTATGTAGCAACTCGATTGGCCGCTAACAAGCTGACAGGCAAGTTCTCGCAGGAACAGTTGTCAGCAGTTATCGAACAAGCAGTGGCACAACTTAACAAGGAGGCCAAGTAATATGGCATATAACGCACAAAAAGCAATCGAATTGGCACGATCACTAAAGGGACGTGTTACTTACTCGATGGATTGGGACAAGCGAGATGGGATGGCCTATTTTGACTGTTCTGGTCTTGTTTACTATATTTTGTCAGAAACAGGCGCTATTGATAAGTCATACTTGAAGCGTTCACATTACACTGGAACGTTGAAGCGTGATTTGGAAGCAGCGGGTTTTGTTGAAGTATCTGGCGATCAAACGCAAGCAGGAGACGTGTTCATATGGGGCGGTAATTATGGGGAGGCAGCAGGCGGTGCTTGCCATACTGGCTTCATGACTTCAAATGACACTGAAATTTCAGCTTGTTACTACACATTGGGACAGGCCGGAACAGCAGTACAGGAATTGAACCACGACTACTATTGGGCTCTAGACGGCAAGCCAGAATACCATTTTTTCCACTATGTTGGTGGCACACCAGCAAACGTTACGCCACAAGATGACAGTAACCAAGAAACAGCGGTTGCTTACCAAGAGGCCACTTCTATTGATAAGTTCAAGAATGGCGGAAACAAGTTTTACATTGGTGGTTGGATGAACGTTCAAGACGTTCAGCAAGTCAACGATATTTGGCAGGTTCGTATTGACGAATTGGCAAAAGAACCATTTGACTGGACTGACAACGGTATTCCATGTGTCGTCCTCGATACAGAGAGCGGAGCTCGTAATTTTGAAGTTGGAGACCGTGTTAAGTTTAAGGACGACTACCGTTCTGGGACTATTGACGAGTATGACGAAGCCGAAAACGCTATCGGAATCGACTTTATTAAGGGATACGGACGTATCTGGATGGACGCCGACAAGGCATGGCATCACGAATAATAATTTGAGACCATCATCTTTGATGGCCTCAAAAGCCCTTCGGGGCGTACATAAAAACAGTGAGGAAAATTAGCTGATATTCGACATTTTTATAAGAGATAGGGCTTCGGCTCTGTACATAATCAACAAAAAAATTAATTTTTCAAAATAGAGTATATTATGTTAGTTTCTATTTTAAAAAAACGCCTATTATTTAAAAATAGAATAGGTGGAACGAGATTCTATTTTTAAAAATGTGCTATAATTCGAAAATAGAAATGATAAAGTATTGTCCTATCGGAGAAAATATGACATATATTGAATTAAAAAAAGTCGCATATAAACTACACCAAAATAAAGAAGAGATTTATAAAGAATACGATAAAAGAATCAATTCGATTGGAACTATTAAAACGGGACTCTTTCCAAACTTAATGAATCGTAACGATCCATCTAAACAAAAGTGTGAATTATTTGTTGTTCCTCTACCGGAAATTTATACGACCACTGAAAGAATCATGAAAAACTCTGGAGTAATTGAAAAACTTTCAAATGAATTACCACCAATGGCAAGTATGCAGTTTTTCTTTGATACACTCACGAACGAAATTATTAGTACAAACGAAATTGAAGGTATTCGTTCAACCAGAAAAGAACTAAAAAAAGCCATTAATGCAGTTGAAAATAAAAAAACTAAGAATGTAAGATTAGCATCTACTGTAAAAATGTATATGGCTACTTTTGATGATAGAAATATTCAAATAAAAAAATTGTCTGATATAAAAAGTATATATGACAGATTGTTAGATAATGAAATCGATAAAGATGATCTGTCAGATGGAAAATATTTTAGACAAGATTCTGTTAAAATCATTAATGATAGCGGAACATCAATTCATTATCCACCAGTAGGTGAAGATGAAATAAATAATAGGCTTGAAAAATGGATTGACTTTATAAATAATAAGGACATCCCATTTTTAATTAAGTCTTTGGTCGGACATTATTATTTTGAAAACACACATCCTTTTTATGATGGTAATGGAAGAACTGGAAGGTATATTTTATCAACATATCTTTCTAGAAAATTAGATAAGTTCACAGGAATGAGCTTATCTAAAATAGTAAATGCAAAAAAATCAACATATTATGAAGCTTTTAAACTGACCGGTGATGCAAAAAATTTTGGTGAGGCGACATTTTTTGTAACTGAAATGCTTAGATTGATTGAAGAAGGACAACAAACAATTATAGAATCGTTGTCAAATAAGAGGGAAAAATTAGTAAGTGTAGAGAAAACTATTAAATCAATCTACGAACCTGACAGCGTTGAAAACTTTATACTTAGTCAACTAGCACAAGTTGCTCTTTTCTCTGATGATAGGCTGAATGATGTTAAAGATATGGATATTATTGAATGGGCAAAAAAGAGCAACTTATTTAACACAAATTCGATTAAAAAAGGTTTTATTAAATTGACTGAGCTTGGGTATCTAGTTCAAACATCAAGAAAACCTTTGAAACATCACATTTCAATTGATTTTATTGAATAATAAAACTTGCCTGCATAATTGCAGGTCTTTTTTTGTGCAAAAATATCCCAAATTTATTGACAATCATATATAATCATGATATTATATAAGTATAGAGAAAGGAGGAAAAAGATGAGTAAAATAAAAAAACCTAAAGAAGTAACATTTGAGTTAGCAATCAACATCTACTTCTTTAAGCTTAAATTTGCGATTAAGTGGTAAAAATACCACGGGGCGCAAGCCCTTTCGCGTACACTCATCTTAACATTTATGAAAAAAGTAATCAAAACTAAGAATGGCAAAGAAATAACAGTAGAGGCTCAAAAGACAACTAAGAAAGAAAAACGACAATTCTTAATCGCTCTTTCTATTGTTGCAATAGTAGTGCTAATTTGGAGAGTGTTTTTTTAATGACAGATAAAAAAATGGGACGACCTAGAATTTATGAAAGTACAACTACGGCACAAAACGAGGCCAATAAGCGTTGGGCTGAAAAGAACAAGGAACATAAAAAGTATTTAAATTACCGTTCAACATCACGATCGTTCATTCGAAAGTTAGCAACAGAAGATGACCTCAATGAGTTAGAACAACTTATTCAGGAAAGGCGAGCCAACACAAACAATGATTGACGAGCTGTGATATAATTTAGTCATCAATAACAAAAATTATCCAAGAGATAGCCAATCAATTTTGCCTGGCTATTTTTTTGTTTGAAAATAACGCACGGTATTTACACGTATTTTTGTTTAAACGTTGATATATAGGCATTTTGTGTTCCGGTAAAAGGTATT